ATTCGGCACGGATTCCAACAGTAAATCCTTGCTTAAATTGCAAAAATCCTTTGCATCCTCCGTGACGGGGGCGCTGTCGCTCCGCGCAGTGACATCGTACAGGCCGAACTCCACGCGGGTGCTTGTGTTCATGGTCGTTCGCCTCCTTTATGTCCTTGCAGGCTTCTGGGCAATAAAATTCGCGGTCAGATTCTTCCAGTAGTTTTTTTCAGCCTTTTTCCGCAGCAATTCGTCGCCGACATTGGAAAAGTAAGCTGTAAAGGTATAGTCGCCGTCTTCATCTGGCACTGTAACCTCATGGAACTCCACAGGCTCTGTCAGCTTGTCCCACAGTCGGGCGTATTCCTTGCGATCCAACCCCGGCCCAAATTGCAGCTTGTAGTTGAAGTATACGCCAATCAACTCGCGCCTGAGGTGGCCGTTGGCGAGGCGCTCCGCGTATTTATCCAGAAAATCCGCGCTGCGCTTTACGCTTAGCACGTCGATTTTGAATTGTTCGCCGTCAATTACGATCATCAGTTTCCTCCCACCACAAGCCGCGCACCACGGCGGGCTTTTTCTTTGTCGATGTAGGGCATCAGCAGGCGCACAAGCTGCTCCAGACCGCCGCTGGCGGCAAAGCGGATCGTAATGTCCTGCCCGCCCCACTCGGCCAACACCTCGGCCAGCGCCTGCTGGATCGTTTCAAGAGGTGCTTCCACGTTCGTGCCGTTCGTCTGGTCGCCCAGCACAGCAAGAAATTCGTGGTTTGCCGGAATGACTGCGCCCTGTGCCAGATAGGGAATTTGCGGTGCGGTGATGGGGTCGATGTTGAAGCCAATCTTAGCCGTGCCCAGTGCATCCTGTGCAAATTCGGGCACATCAAAGCTGAAGCCGTTCAGCAGACCGATGACAGCGTTCATGCCGCCAACAATCGCCGAAATCATGCCGTTTATAATGCGGATGATGCCGTTGACCGCGCCGCGCACCACAGAGGTAATGCCGTCCCAGATAGAGGATACCGTATCAGCCAGCGCCGACCATGCGGCAGTCCAGACAGCGTTCAGCGCCGCCCCTGCCATCGACAGCAGCAGGGAAAGACCCTTCCAGAAATTGCTCCATGCGGTGGTGACGTCCTCCCAAATCTGCATGGCCGCCAGCTTGATAATCAGCCAGCAGGCCGACCACGCTGCTTGCAGCGCCGCGCCTGCCATGCGTAAGGCGAGGTCAATTCCTTTCCAGAAATTGCTCCAGCCTGTGGTGATGCTCTCCCAGATTTGCAGGCCGAGCAGCTTTATCGTCAGCCACAGAGTATCCCAGATGTGCTGCAGATTCTCTCCGGCAGTGTTCAGCGCCTGTGCCAGATCGGCAAGTGTCTGTGAAAAGTTCTGTTTGATTTCGTCCCAGTGGGTCACAAGATAATTGATGATGACCGCCGCGATAGAGGCCAGCACCGCCAGCAGCAGCACAGGCCATGCACCGATGGCCGAGATGACCGTGACGATCAGCGAGCCGAGGCCGCTCAAAATAGCAGGAAGCACCGTGTCAAGAATAAACGCGCCAATCACAGGCAGCAGGCTCACGGCCAGCGCCGCCATAAGAAGCGGCCAGCAGTTGGAAATGAGTTCGGCAACCTGCGCCAGAATACCGACCCAGTCTACCGCCTGCAAGCACTCCATGATTTTGCTGCCGACAGCGTCCCAGTCAACTTGACCGAGAATCGTGTTGATGGCCTGCAGCACATCCAATGCCAGCGTGCTCAACGCAGAGAACAGCCCCGGCCAGTCAATCGCGGCAATCATCGTCACGATATTGTGTCCGAGGTCATTCCAGTTTGTGCCCTGCACCGCCGCGATCAGCGCGTTCAGCAGGCCGATGGCAAAGCCGCCCGCACCCAGTCCAGCTTCCAGCCACGGAATATTGGAGATGGCAGAATTGATGCATGTTGCAATGCCATTGCCTAAATCCGTCCAGCCGCTGTAATGCAGCACAAAGTTGTACAGCGTCAGAATGGCCGCACGCATCCCATCCGTCAGCACACGCCCCAGCGTGTCCCAGCGCAGTTCAGTTACGGCAGTTGTCAGTCCCTCTGCAATGCCCGCGCCCAGACTGTCCCAGTGGATGCGCTGCATCAGCGTGTCCGCAAAGAGCAGCGCTGTGTTCAGCCCTTGTGCAATGGTATGTCCGATGGCAGTCCACAGGCCCGGTACTTCGATAAAACCATTGATGCAGTCGGCAATGCTTGTTGCCCACTGCACAGCCTTATCCTGTATATCCGGCCATGGGATGGCGTTCAGACTGTCACGCAGCTTCTCGCCGATCAGCTGCCCGACCTTGTACCAGTCGCCCTGCTCTATGGCATCCATAATGCTGTCAAGGAATGGATTCTCCGCAGAAAAGTCGAAGTCCGGGGTAATGCTGTCTGCTCCACCACCGCCCCCGCCGCTGCTATCGTCGGACTGCTTGTTCAGCACGTTCAGTTCGTCAAAGGCGGCCAGTTCACCATTAGCGTTCTTGACCTTCTTCGCTGCGCTGCCCGCCGCCGATCCGACGCCGTTCATAGCCTTGGCTGCTCCGGCGCTGGCGGAGATTGTGCGCCCGGTAAAGAACGCCACCAACCGCGCAATGTAACTGAACACCATCGCCGCCGCATTTGCCAGCGCAGTCAGCGCGGGGGTAAGTATCTGAATGATGGGCGCGGCTGCCGTGGCCGCTGCGCCCTGCAAGTTGCCGAGCGCCGTCCGCAGGCCGGACGAAGACAGCAGCGCCGTCCCCATCCAGTTCGTCAGCGTCCGGAGCCCGGAGGAAAGCACATTGAACACCAACGCGCCGGACACCAGCCCTGCCAGCCGCTTGCGGAAGTGTTCCGTGCTCTGCGCAGCCTGTGCCAGCCGTTCCTGCACACTCTGGGCCTTGCTTTTCACAAAATCAAAAGCCTTGCCGCCGATAGAGCCTATCGCGGACAGTGACCTTTTCAGAATCTTACTCACTGATGCCGCGTTGAACAGCTTTGAGACGAAGGCGTCCATCGCATTCGCTGCACGCTGCACATTGGATACATCCACCTGCGCCGCTTGTGCAGCCTGCGCGGCGTTGGCAACAGCCTCGGCCTGCCGGGTCGCCTCATCCTTCTCCTGTGCAAGCTGGGCAGTCAGTTCGGCGTGCCGTTGCTGCAGTGCCTGCACGGCGGCATCCTGTGCGTGGTAGGCATCGGCGGCAGCCTGCACAGCGGTATCCTGCTGCTGCAACTTTGCGGCCAGCTTGTCGCTCAGCGTTTCGTCGCCCTTGGATGTGACGCCGAACTTCGATTTGCGTCCGGCATCCAGTCGAGCGTTTACTTCGTCGAGAGCGGCAACCGTTTCGGCAGCTTTCTGGCGGGCGGCTTCCAAATCGTCCCGCAGCTTATTCCGTTTGGTCGTAGCCGAGCCGAGGCCCTTTTCCACCGCATTGATTTCTCGCGCGGTTTCTTTGGCCTTGGCCTGCAACTCTTTTAAGTCTGCCTCGGCCTTTCGGTTATTAAAGCGCGTATTGATAACGACTGATGCCATAGCTTCACCTCCCCAGAAGATCCAACAGCCTTTCCTTTTCGGCCTTATCCTCGGCACTTTCTGCCGCATGGATTTTAATAACGGCAGCGTTCTCGCGGGCAAATTCCTGCTCGGATTTGTCCAGCATTTTACCGCGTGCTCGCTTGTTTCTGATGTTCACCACCTGCGCAAACAGGCCATCGCCGATGCCATGAAATGCACCGAGAAATTCCCACCAGTGCAAATACCCGCATCGGCGGCAGCTATACCCCAGCACTTTGTCCACAGCGGGTGCGATCAGAGCAGCATCCTGCTCCCAATCCACCAGCCGGGGGCGGAAGCCTTGCTGCTCATCCTCTTTTCCCTCGTTGATAAAAGTAAAAGCCGCCCGAAGCGCAGCGTTTGCGTCGGGCAGCTCTTTCCAGCGGGGATATAGAATTTGCAGGCAGGCAACGTACTGCTCCTGCTGTGTCAGGTCGGGGTCAGTCAGCGCAGCCAGTGCATCCAGTACGGCGCGAAAATCCGAGCGGATCGCAAAGCTGCTCCCGGCCACCATGACGGTGGTGGGTAATTCCCATGCACTCATGCCTGCTGACCGGGGGCAAGCCCCTTGCTGAAGTCGGCATAGACAGCGGTGTGCTTTTTAAGCCGCGCTTCGGCGGCAGCGATTCCGGCCTTGTGCGCCTCCTCCACCAGAGGGGCAACAGCTTCCAGCACCTTTTCAAAGACAAAAGCACCGTCATCGGCAAGAGCCAGCGCCGAAAGTCCGCCAAAGAAAACCGAGGACACATCACTGCCAAACACCTTGTTCAGTTCGGCCTTGATGGTCGTATCCATTGCGAGAATCTTTTCAGGTGTCATGTCCTGCTTGGCCTGCTCCGCCAGTTCTGCGATGGCATTGCGTGCCGAGACGAAGCGCCCGGAAATGCCGATGTCGGCAGGGTTGATTTTGATGACGCCCAGCAGTGTGCCGTCGACGTCTTTCACGTCATAGCTTTTGACGCCGCGATCAATAACCAGTTCCATGATGACTGCTCCTTTCACGCCTCGGCGGTGAACGCCTTGGTGGTGGGGTTGAATGTGCCTTTGGTTTTAACGCCAGTATAATGCACGTTGAACGGAATCTGATAACCAGTGGTGTCGCCGCCGTAGCTGCTGACCTCGATGTAGCACTCTTCCCGCACCGCAGGGAACGCGCCGCTGCTCTGGGCGTCCCACAGCTTGACTTCCACGATGTCGGTTTTCAGATCATCCAGAACCAGATCGTTGTCGATAATGCTCTGCAGCTTCTCAAACAGCGGGTCGCCTTTCTCGGCGTAGTAAGGGCTGACCTCACCCTGCTTCTGGTAGCTGTCGATGCTGACAGTCTCGTTGCCGAGAATGTTGGTTTTCTTTTCGACGTTGGCGGACAACTCCGGGGAGTATTCCTCCAAATCTTTGCCCAGCCGCACATAGCTGGCCGTGCCATCATCTGCGGCAAAAGTTGCATTCAGATAATGCGCCATATATTTGCGTTCGATTTTCATGCAAAATCCTCCGATTCATAGGTTTTTGTGTAGCGCAGGCTCAGCACGACCATATAAGTCGCCGTGCCTTCGGCCTCCGCTTCGTACAGTACGCCGTTCTGGGCGCGGGCGATGACAGGCTCTTCGGCGTCGCCAAAGTTCGGAGCAAGGCCGTGGGCACTCTGCTCCTGCACCCAATGCTGGAAGCCGTTGACCCAATCTGCGTTGATCTTCGCGCCCTCATCATCGCCTGCACTTTTGGCAAAAGTAAAGTACAGACCGAAGTTGCTCTGATTTGTGACGCAGACTGCGCCCGTGATATAGGTGCTGCGTTCAATTTCCTGCAGCCCCTGCGGGAAGACTGCGCCGCAGCTGGGCACTTGGTCGGTGTAGTCGACATGCCAATCTTTTAAGATGTCATGCCCCTCATAGGTGCGCAGCCATGTGATGACCTGCTCAAGTTCACTCATTCGCCAGACCTCTTTCCAATATAGCGTTCCAGATCGGCAGCCAGCGCATCACCCTCGGCAGCCACAAGCGCACGATCCCAATGCCCTCCGGCAAGGGGATTCTTTGTTTTTGTATAGTTCAGCGGTTTCCCGCTGCGGCTCACGTCGTTATACAGATAAACCGCCTGCGGCTCTTCGGTGACGATCTCCGGCACGCGGGGGTCGGTCTGGGCGACGGTCAGCTTGATGGTCGCGCCTGTACGGTAGGGCATATACTTCTGGACGCGCCGCAGCACATTCTTAGTGTGGAACATTTGCGCATCGCCCTGTTCATCCAGTCCCACTTCCTGCAAAATCTCTTCTGCGGCGGGAAAATCCAGCGTGACCCTCATTGCTTACCGCCTGCCTCCACATGGTACAGAACATTGCGGCAGCCCATGTCCCGCACCCAGTCTGCCGTAACAACACCGGGGCGGTTGGCCGGGACGAAGCTGCCCCACTGTTCGCGGGTGGTGATTTCTTCCCCAACGCCCTCCACAATGCGATCCCCGCATTCCAGCACATACACGCCGGGGATGCCGTTAAAAAGGGCGGGGGCAACCCGCCGCGCATTTTTGTTGGGAATCACCAGCAAAAATTCGTCACAGGATTTGCCCCCGCTTTTATCAACGGTCTGCACGGTTTTACGCTCAAAGTACGCGCCATGAATTACGCAGCGCGTCACCCGGAAGGGATTATAACACGCATGGTACACGGTAACGGTCTGGCGGCACAGGTCATAGATCGGCGAACGAAGCGCTCCCTCATACCGCATCAGCTGCACCCCCTGTACACATCAGCATACAAGCACAGAATGCGATAGTATTCTGCCGCCTGTGCCTTGGGTGTCGCATCAATGGCTGCTGCCGTGTTGGCGGCGTAGCTTTCGCTTACGCTGCCAATCGTAACGCTGGCCGGAGCAGCCACAGCGCCGCTCTGCACATCGGCAAACCTGCGCTGTGCGTCAGCAATGGCACATACAGCTGTGTCGCGGGCGCTGTCGGTGGGATATCCCACGCGGTACAGCCGCTCATATCTCTGGATCAGCGCGTCAGCGTCAGCATAAGCGGTCCGCCACTCGTCCGGCTGGATAGCCTTGCCGCCATATTTACAGACGTAAAACTCGTAACTCGTCATGGTTTTACTCCTTGGCCGCTGCCCTCTTCGTGCGCTTGGCAGGCTTTTCTTCTGCCGCCGTGTCCGTCACTTCGGGGAACGGCAGTTCCACCGCCGCCTCGGCAGGCGGAGCATTGTCCGGCACAGGCTGCGCGTTGACCGCGGGGGTCGGCTCGGCGGCGGGCGGGATGTATCCGATAATAGCCATAGTAAATCCTCCTTACGCCTTGTCGTGGCTGAAGTACATGCCAGACAGCATATTCTTGTATGCCTTGGCGATGCCCACCATGCGATAGCCGAAGACGTAGGCATCCGCGTCCGGGTTGTTTTCCGGGGCGATGATCTTCGGCGCGGCGTGCTTCGTATACTGGATGAGCGCATCCTTCTGGACGATGGCGAAGTTGATGTTGGCCGCGCCGGCTGCCTTCGTGTAACCGCCGGCTTCCTCCCCGGTCTTGCCGGAAAGCTGCTTGATGGCCGTGTAGAAGCGGCGCTGGGGAACCTTGATGACCTGCTCGAAGCCTTCCAGAACCTTCTTGCTCTTCGTGGTGTCCATATCGTTGATGCCCTGCAGCAGCGTCGGCGTGATGAACAGGTAGCGCCCGGTGGCGGTGACTTCCTCATCGTCCATGGCCGTCACGGCAGCACTCAGCGCCGCAACGGTGGCCGCGCCATCGGCAAGCGTCTCTTCCTTCTTCGTGACGCCGCTGATGCCACAGTAGGACGCAAAGCGGAAAGCGTCCAGTTCGGGCACAACCTTGTCACGGATGAACTGAGCGGACAGACGGCCAAAGGCAAGGCCAGCGGTTTCCAGATCGTCCATGACGTCCACATCAAAGCGGCGGCCACGGTCAAAGTTGCACTTGACCGTCTCATTCGTCATGGTGACGCCGCCCTGCACATAACCGCCGTTGCGGCTGTAGTCGGCCAGACCGTCCATGCTCATCATGGGGATGATGAGTTCGTTGGCGTTCGCGCCCTGCTTGGCGAGTTCGGGCGCACCGTCCAGCACGCTCGTAAGCGAGGCCAGTCGGTAGCACTCATCCAGCTTGGGGACAAAAGATTTTGCGAGTTCGATAGTGTTGCTCATAGGTTTTGCTCCTTATCTTATTCCATCGGCAGGCCCATTGCTTTGCGCAGGGCACTGTCAGAATTGTCGGTGGTCATGGCGGTGCGGCCCGTGCCTGCAGCATAGGGCGGCGGAGTTTCCTCGGTGTCGAACATATAGCCGCTGTCCTTCTGCAGCGCGGCCAGCGCGGCGGGAATGTCCTTGTCGGGGTCTTCGCTGCCGCGCAGGGCGTCCAGATCGAGCAGGGCACGGATGGCCTTGCCGCTGCGTCCATGCGCGGCAGCAATGGCAGAATCCAGCTTTGCATCAAACTGCACCGCCGCAACGCGGGCATCCGCGTCTTTCTCGGCCTGCTCTGCCTTGGCCTGCCATTCCTCGGCGCTCTTGCGCAGGCCGTCGATGTCGGTGTCCTTGTACTCGGCCAGCGCCTTGTTGGCGTCGGCCAAAGCCTCTGCCGCTGTACGCTGGGCGTCCTTGGCCGCGTCGTAGTCGGCCTTGGCGACAAAGCCCTTGTTGATCTCGGCGGCGATCTTGTTGTCGATTTCCTCATTGTACCCATCACCGAGGATGGGTTTCAGCCAGTCAAGCATAGGTGATCTCCTTCGTCTGTGTTGTCTGTGTCGCTATCGTCCTGCGCTTCATCGGCGCGGGAGCAGCTTCCTTCGGGTGGGATTTCGGGCTCAGAGTGATATCCCTGCAGCCGATCCCTCGGCAGATGCGGGTGCGGAT